AGTAGTAAGAGCCACGGCGAGCCTTGGCCTTATTAGCACGGAGTTTAGCGACAGCCCTACGGATGTCTGCTGAATCAATTGTTGCGGCTGCGGCAATTGTTGCGGTGCTTGTAGCAGTGCTACCACCATAAATTACGTTAGTTCCGCCGACAAGAGTTGTTGAAACAACTTTGTCAATAGAATCAGCAAGGTTGTATGCAATGATATTTGCAATTGCTGGGTCTACGTCTGCTAGTGAGAATAACTCAAGAGCACGGGTAACAAGAACAGCATTACCATACTCGTTAAGAGTAATGGTTACTGATGTTGGAGTTGTTAGAGCAACTGCATCTGGGTCAGTTGTCTCTGTTAGTGTTGAAGTTTTTGCATCCAAATCAACATAGCGCTGTAGCACTACAGTTGAACCTGGGATTGCTTGACGGGCAGGACGCTTATCTGCGACAGAACGAAGTAGTGGTTCTGAACGGAGAGCGAACTCGAGAAGACGGTCATACGCCTTCTGTACGAGACCTGCGCCACCAACTGTTCCACCGAGAGATGTACTCGCGGTTGATGTAAATTGTGACATTAGTTTTAGTCTCCTTGACTATGAACGGATTATTGTTGTGACTGAAGTATAGATAGTAGCTCTTCCGCTGAAGTAGCTTGTTTCATGCGTTGCTCTACATCTAGCCCTCTGTCAGGTGTCAAAGCACCTTGTGTCAGGACATCTTGATGGCGAAGCCGTGCAAGGTCCTGCTGACTTACTGGTGCTTCTTGTTCCGCTACCTTGATTCCAAACAAGTCTGCGTTATCATCGAGCCAGTTAGAAACTGACTCCTCGTTAACATCATCCAAGTCTTTCATCACAAGGCGTGCGGCTTTCTCATTGACACCCTTTTTTGCTAGGACTTCTTTGACAATTCGCTCACGCTGCACCTTGGATAAACCCTCAAGTTGCTCAGTGAGTTCCTTGATTCTCTTTTCGTCTGCACGCTTGGCTTTGCGTAACTTTTTTAATAAGTCACTGCCGTCGCCTGTATACTCTTGAGTATCTTGGTCATCGTCTTCTTCATCATCCCAGTAGTTGTTGCTCATAGCAACCACCCTTCTATTCGTTGTTAGTCGCAAGCCTCAAGTCTATTCGGGGAAATAGGTTGGCTCTTGCTATCGGTCTAATACGCTGGCGGGGCCGATGGGTCCGCTCAGGATTCTAGTATTGTCCGCCTGTTGCTGTTCCTAGTGAACCTCTGCCTACGCCAGACTGTCCACTAAACTCAGCTATTTCTCTACCAATTAAATTTTTACGCTTACGTTGTGCTGAGGCAAGCGTGTTAAACACTTCTTGTTCTCCCTCTGCAAGTCCGTATGTTTCCATACTTTTGCCATAGAGACCAGAAAGCTTTTCAGCCGTAGGCAGGATATCAGCAATCGTGGCATAACCACGTTGCGCTTCTGCTTGAGTAATGCCTTGTGCTGCAAGTTGCTCAGCGACAGGTACTCCAACATTAATACCTTGTAGTCGGCCTGCTGAGCCAATCTCAGCCGCTGCTACTTGACGCTCAATCTTCTGCAACTGTTGATTTGGGTCAAGAACATAAGCAACTAAATCATTTTGTCCAATACCATAGAAGTCACGAAGAGTCTTGGTAATGGCTGGGTCAGCATTTTGTACTCGTTGAACAGCTGTAACAACACGCTGAGATAACTCAGCAGGGGACATATCATTGCTAATAAACTGAGACACGTAATCATCTGTGTCAAATTGTTTTAACCCATATGCACGTAATGTCTGGCGATAACTATCTTCTAAATTAAGATATTGAGCAGGTGTAAGGACTTGTAAGTTTTTCTTTATACGCTCTTCATTTGCCCTGAATCTACGTTTGTAATCTTCTGTTTCTTGTAAGGCAAAGGTAATTGTTGACTCAGTTGCGCCTTCTTGAGCAAGACGTTTAATTGTGGGCAAAAGCCCTGTAAGATTATATTTTGTAAATCTATCAGTAAGAATATCCATGATAGACTGACGTTGCATTTGCTGGTCTTTTTCGCGCTGGGCTTGAGCCTCGGCATATTGTTTAGCCAAGATATCGGAAGCACCCATACCACCAGCAGCAGGGGTTGCTGGTATAAATACATTACCAGCCACATTTAAATTGCCACTTGCTGCATTAGCAGCGTTAGCAGCAGCCAATGCTGCTGCAGCATTTCTTGCTGCTAGTTCTGCTGCTGCCTTTTCTGCTGCAGATTTGTTTGCTGCAGCTGCTGCTGCTTTATTCGCTGCATCTAATGCTGCTTGAAGTCTAGCTTGTTCTGCAGCGGCTTTAGCAGCCGCTTCTGCTGCTGCCTTTTCTGCATCAGCTTTTGCTTTAGCTGCTGCTGCTTCCGCTGCTTTTCTTGCTGCTTCAGAAGCATCTAAATCAGCTAAAATCTTTGCTCTAGCTTCACCTTCACGGGCTTCACGGGCAAGGCGTTCTGCTTCTGCAAGTGCAGCTTCTGCTTCTTTTGCTGCGGCAGCTGACTCAGTATCATAATCACGAGAAGGAGTAGGTCTATCTTTTTCTTCTCCCATACGAAAACGAGCAGGGTCAAAAGAAGGTGCTGTATTTCTTTCTTCTAAAAATTCTTCTACTGCTATCTTAGTAGGATTTCTTTTCTCAGCCACTATACAAGCCCCATATCTGTAAGTACTTTATAAGAAAGATTATCAATAGTAGTTCTCGCATTATTAGTTTTTTCCCACTCAGGAGTCATACGTAGTTCTTTCTCAAACTGCCATAATGGCTTGACGGATGGTTTGCCATTAGCATCTACATACTGTAAAGCAGAGCGCAGGCGAGGGTCATCATAAGTTATAGAGTCTGCATCTCTTTCAAGAACTGAAGCAATAGCTCCTTTGTAAGCAGAGGCTAATGAGTCAATTGAAATTCCAGCTCTTAGTTGTTCGGCATATCCAGGGAATGCACTAGCTGCAAGATTACGCACCTCGTCCTGAATATCCTCAGTAGTAGTGTTTCCTAAAAATAAATCTTGTGACTTTTGGGCCCAGTATTTGTTATCTAAATATTGCATTACGCCAAACGAGTTAGCATAAGATTTTAAGTCTGAAGTATCTCCAAGGACTTCTCCCCCATAGCCAGTTACTAGATTAGAATTAACAATTAATTGTCTAAGTTGATTCTCATCCATGCCTGAGTTATAGGCTGTCTTAGCTAAGCCATCAAATAGCTTAGCATCCATCTTAAGTCCGCCAGAAACTAAACTTTTACGTGTTGCTAGTTTATATTTATTCAGGGCATCTAGATATGCACCTTCTTGGGAACGCTCAGCCATCTGTCTAGCACGGGCTGTGGCACTATTATTGCGGTAGAAATTACTCTTTAATATGTCAGCACGCATACCATCAATGTCGCCTGCTTCCCATTTTTTCCAGGCTGACTCAAGCATGGTATCCCCTAGGCTTGCCATTGCTTGAAGCATTTCAATCTGGGCAGCAATCTCAGGGTTTGCTAAAGCTGCTGCCTTAAATGTGTCAGCAGTAGTAGGTCCAGTATATCCACCGTCATCTACAAGAGGTCCGCCTTCGCCTGGTTTTGCCACTAGATACCTCCTGACATAATCTTCTGAAATATGTCGAGGCCTTCAAATGCCTGACGACGTGCTAATAATTCTGGAGTTTCTTCTTCAAACTTCTGTGTAAGCTTAGACTCAAACTTTTCTTGACTGAATCCACCAGTAGTCTTAGATACATTCTCTAGCTTACCAGTCTTAGGATTACGAACTTTTTCAGTCTTTGTCACTACACCCTTTTGGATAATCTTATCTGCCATGTCTAGGGCTTCTTGTAATTCTACATCATTTAACTTTTTGCCCCTGGTTTTGATAGCAAATGCTTGAGCAACTTCAGCAAGAGTTCCTTTGTCTACTTCACGAATCTGACGTTGTATGTTAATATCAGTTGCTGAAGCGCCTTGCATTGACATATTAAGAAGTTCTAATGGGGTAATCTTTGGACCTTTTCCACCTCTATATATTTCAGCTGCTTGGTTTACAATATCTTTCCATATTTCATAAGCACCTGGCTTACCAGAATTACTACGGCCAATAAGCTGTAGATAACTCATAACCTGATTCTGAACACTAGGATTAGACCAGAACTCACTATACATTTCTTCTGCAGATTTTGTATTAGTTGCTACAATTTTAGCTTCTCCACCCATACCTTTTAAATCAGAAACTCCAGGGGCAGTCGGTCTTGCTGGGGCTTTCTTGCCTTTTTTAGTTACCTTCTCGCCTAAGTATACACTTTTGCCGCTGCTTACTCCTGCGCCCGCGGTGGTAAGTATGGCAATAGCCTGCTCTCTTGTTACGCCCATGGCTGCCATAAACGCTAGTATTGCTGCTTCATCAATCACTTGCCAACTCCTAAGTATCTATCGTATATAGGGTCTTGCTCTAAATATCTATCGTATAAGTCAGAGAATCCTATGTCTTCATTTTTAAGACGAAGGGCTACGGCGGACATAAGTATCTTCAAGTCAATGTTTTCTTTGGCATCTATACTTTTAGAAGAGCGCATCGCTAACCTAGAAGCTACAAACCCACGCATTTCAAGATAACCAATTACGGATTTCCAAGTATTATTCTCAGCATTATCCTTCATGAAGGTAGGATTGCTGACAATCTTCTGTAGTCCTTGAACAAACCTAATAGTCTTTGTTCCATCTGTATCTAGATAATCTACATACCAAGCGCTAGGCTCACCTGTAGGCTTACCAGTAACTGGGTCAAGCTTGCTTGCAAGAGCTGTAATAGTAGCAGTCTTTAGTATCTTTAAGTCTTCGGCTCCATTAGCATCAACGGTTGTTAAGCCACGACTACGGAGTTGTGAATCAACATAGCCCTGAATCTTACGGAATCTAACCCAACCTTCACGGGCTTGGTTACGTTGAATAGCTTCCTTTGGGTCAAGTGCTCCACGAAATTTCTCTGCTGTGCCTGGTGATACAGAAGTCTGTTCTTGCCACCAGTATGCAATAGGAGAAAAATCTGGTTTCTTAGAACCGCGAGTAATTAAACCAACCAATGAAGGATTTAAGTCTTTTACTTCTGAGATTAAGTCTGCATATCTCTTAGCATTCTTAACATCTGTCATCGTAGAAGCAGAGCCGTACTTGTTCTCAGATAATGATAAAGCAAAACTAAAGAATTCAGGGTAATCTTCTAGGAACTTTTCGTTTGCCCGAAGACCATAGTTCTCATTATACTGACGATACTTCTCAATGTACATACGATAAGGACTCTGGAACTGAGGTGCGAACGGAAGAATAAAGTTAGCCCATGAACGGGTATTATATAGGGCATCAGTCATCTTCTTTATTTCTATATCCGTTTTATACGGAGTCCCATTTTCTTTAGCTTTTTGTTGTTCAGTTAGCCAAATAGAAGTAAACATTCTAGCATATGTAGAGTTATCCATACCTTGAGCACGCTCTACTTGACGCTTTGCCCAGGTTGGAAGTATCTCTGTATATATATTATCTGGTGGACCATATGGAAATGCCCAGCTAACTACAGCTTGCAACTCAGGTTGTAGCTTCATTATCTGTGAAACAGGGATAGTAAAATAAGGACCTACGCTTAAAGCAATTGGGTTACCCATAAATACTACATCTAATGAACGCTTACTAATACCTACTTGGTCTAAACTTTTTAGGCCCTCGCCAAGAAGTGGTAGTTTTTTCAAAGATTCTGGCACCTGTAACCATATTGTTTCATCACCCTTTAGGGTGCTATATGGTGGGACTGGGTCGCCGTTTTCATCAACAATTAACCCTGAGCGCTCTGGTGCAAAGTATAGTGCTCCAGCTCGGGAAAATATATAAGGCTTATCTCTAGTAATCTTAAGCCAGGTTTTGATTGCATTCTCTTGTGCTGAAAAGAATGGAGAAATAAAGCGCAAAGCTTGAGCTAGATTTGTTCGGCGCTCAACGTTGTAAAGGATTTCCTTTACTCCCTTGAGTGCGTCAGCCCTTGCGCCTGCTTCTATATTACTTGCAATCTCGTTAAACTCATCAGCAGTAAAACGCTTCTTGTTAAGAAACTCATAGGTGGTAAATCGTGTTTGTGCGGAACGTTGATATATTTCATCAAACAATGGATTACGAGCCCAGGCATCTTCAGGCATAGAGCCAATAATCTTAAATGATTTATTAATAAAACGTTTAATCATACCAACGCCTTGACGATTTATATTTTCTTCAAGTAGAAAACCATGCACGGTAGGAAGTTTGTCTGGATTCTTAATAGCATCGCGTAAGAATTGTTGTGTTACTAAACCATTTTTCGCTAACTCTTCTGATATACCACTGCCTGACGGCATGTAGTTATCCATAAAACCTTTAACTGTTCCTACGTATTCTAAAGATTCTTCTCTAGATAAACCTAAACGGGCACGAAGTTTTCTTCCCTCAGCGCTAGTCTCTAGCCAGTTAGCTACAGAAATAATGTCTGCATCTGGCTTCAATAACTCTTTAACCACCGCGGAATTTGCGAATGGCTTGTTGATAGCATCTGCCCATTCTTGATAGTAGTTATCCATATCAGGGGTAATCTTGCCACGTGAGCCAGTCTTAGCAAATTTAGCTCCATAGATATTACGATAGTCATCTAACACTCGAGCAAAGACACGCTCAGATGAGTTAAGACTACGAAACATGTCGCCTAGTGGTCCACCAAATCCCCCATGTAGACTGAACTGTGAACCATCTGGACTTTCATACATAGATGAAAGTTTAAAATCTTCTTGTCCTAGAATTTTCTTTTGTGTCTTTAGTTTTGTTTTTTCTAAAGCTGTCAGCGCATCGCTATTGGTTTGATATACAGCAAGCTTAGAATCGTATTTAACCTTCTCAGCTATAAGTTGAGCAACTAAATCTGGGTCATCAGGAAACTTCTCTAGTTCCTTTGAGATATTTTTAATCTTTGCTTCATGTTCAGATAGCTCACTTCCAGCTTTTTGCATGCTGGTTTTAATCTCGCCATATGATGAAGGCTTTAGACCATCACGATAATTACCGATATTATCAATTAAACGGGAGCCTTGGTTGTATGTATTCTCTACAAGGTTCTGCATTCCCTGGCCCATATGACGCATAGTTGTCATGGCGCCGAACACTGACATAATACGTAGTTGTGAATCTATTGCGTTACGTATAGGATAACCACCACGTAGAAGCACAGAGGCTTTCCATAGGTCGTTAAGAAATTCTAATGATTCAATGCTACCGCCATATATTTCATACGCAGTTTTAAAAGGACCTGCATTAGACTTTAGCACTTTTTCGATTGCATTAAAATCAGCTATAGGATATAGGTTAGCTGTCTGAGATTCAAAGAAAGCTAACCTTATATTAGTGTCAGTAATGCTATCATACACATAACCAACTTCTTTCATTTCTTTTAAGAAACCATTTTTTAAAGATGTATGCTGGTCAAAAACACTCTTTACTTGGTCAGTACTCAACTGATATCTAGTACCGATAGCAGCAAATCCTGCTTCTTCTAAAGATACTAATACTTCAAGTTTTGATTCTGGGGATATTGCCTCAGCATAACGAGATAAGTAAGATGCGGCTAGCTCCTGGCTAAATAAATCTTTTTTGACTAATTGATTTAGAGTAGCTGTTACTTCCTTGATGGAATCACCCTCATTTAGATTAGTGATACCCGCAGGTACTTCTTTGCCTGGACTGGAAATTTTATAATACAAACGATGGAACGGGGTAGGTTGATAGATTTCTACTGTAGGCTGTATAATGCCTTCATCAATCAAACCAGCTGAGCGTGCAGTGGCAATCTCACGACTGACTACTTGAGATGCTCTAGTTGCTATACCCTCAGTCATAGGTGCGATTTCAGATACACCCATTAAGGCTGCTATATATTTATCGTGCTTAGCATAGATACGCAAAAACTCTGTGTCTGCTTGAATTTCCTCTGCAGTTCTTAAGTAAGACAAAGGTAGCATTTCTTCGGTTTGTGTTCTACCTAAAACTTTTTCGGTGCGTAGTAGATTCTTTAGCTCGCTACGTGTAAGTTCTCCATTTGCAATTTTAATAGGCTCAGCAATGTCAGGACGCTTTAAGGCATCTAGTTTATCTATAGCACTTGAATCACCAAGAAGGGATTTCATCGTATAAAGGGCTTCTTCTTTTGTATCAGCCATACCTAATAGGTATGAAGATGTTCCAGGGTTATTACCAGCTTGCACCCAAGGATGTTTCAGCGCCCACAAATCTGTGTTAGCTGCAAAGTCTTCACCCATACTAGAGTATTTATTGGTTTTACCAGCAAGGGCTTCATCGATTCCCCTAATTGCTTCAATTGGGTCATCAGGTTTACGTATTTTTTGTATACCTTTACCACCAACAAGACCTACATCTAAAATAATCTGCTTCCAAAAGTCAAGAGTTCCAGACATTACTCCACCATAAAGCGATTCTTTAAATGCTTTCTGGCGTTGTCCTTCATCAAAAATATCAAAGTTTTCTTGTAGCACTAATGGAAGGTTTTCTTCAGTGCCAGTTAATTTAGCAAACTGTTTCCAGCCATAACTCCATGGTAAGAAGTCAGCGTATGCCTGACCAGTAGAAACTTCTTGTCTAGACTCCCAAGCTTTTTTCCAGCCTGCGCTAATTTCTTCTTTGCTCTGAGATTCAGTGGAAATTGCCTCGGTTGCAAGCTTAAGTGCAGTTAATGGTTCCCAAATAATATTTTTATTAGTTTGATAAAGACCAGCAACAAGTCCACCAACTGGGCGTCCTAGATTCTTACCATAATCTATACCAGCCTGGCGTATTGTATTACTAAAGCCATTGAATTCTTCTCTATCATTCCATGGCGCCGTAACAATATCCCAAGCAAATTTAGGACCAGCTGCAGCCATAAGGCCGACATCTTTCCACCAGTCTTGCATGCCTTTATTGAAACGACCAAGGTTATCCCATACACTCATTCGGCAGTATTGCGCAAGAGTAGAGCAATTACCTCACGCGTCTCCTGTGATGTGTTAGGTAGGCTCGCAATATATTCTAAAGGTTGTGCGTATGATTGAATAGATGAATTAAATTTTACATCACCCTCTGGCTGAGGTGGAAGCATCAATGCTTCAGGACCAGGACCGCCAGGTAATGAAGTTCCAGACATAATAGATTCTTCACGATTCATTGTTTCAGCAGTAATTGGAATTGTTGGTGTGCCTCGGCCAAGAGTTACCGCTCTATTTTGAGGAGCGCTTACGTTAGCTACAGCTGGCGCTGTGCCTTTCACGAAGCCACCTTGGCTGATTTGGTCTGTTAGAGCCTTGGTAGCACCAGAAGCTCCACCACCTGATGGACGCAATTGCATAGCCTTTTGAGCTTTCTTGCCACTTTGTCCACTACCACCCATAGGCGAAATTATATTTGGATTATACTGAGGCGCTGTAGGGCGTCTACCGCCACGATTTTCAACGGCCATTTGTATCCTCCTCAGGACTATAAGAATATTCTTCTGCTGATAACAGCATACCCTTGGCTAACCAAGGATTCATGTTTTCACTTACATCTGTCATAAGATAGCGTGTGCCTTCATAGTCACTCCACTCACTTACTAATACCCAACCAGTACATATCTGACTTTCTGAATCTTCTAACTCTTCAGCAAGTACTCTCATAGCCTTATCAACGGCTTGGGTAAACTTACTCATTTGAGTTGCTCTTCTACTTGGTACGGTGGTGCTGTGTATACACTAATTCGTGCAGCCACTTCCATTGCAGTGATGACATCACTACCCGCGTAAAGCGCTCCAAGAGCGTAAGAGCCACCGCTTCCGATTGCGTAGAATCCTTCTTCACTTTTCATTACCGCCAAATCTTGGTCAACATCAAATAGCTCACCACCTACTGCGATGAGAAATTGGAATCTTAATCCATCTTTATTTTTATCGTGAGGCTCATCAAAGTTATAACCATTATCCGTAAGACACTTACGAAGAGAAGGCATAGCCTTGACTATCATGTAGCGATAAACATCTTTCTTGTCTTTCGCTGAGAATACTGGTGGAATCCAAATGTTCTGGGCAATGTCGCAGGGTGATACTTCTCCTGCTCCTGCTATTAGTAACGCACCACGTAATGTAATCTTACGCATAAATGGATGTGAGTAAGATTTCCCACTATCATCTGTAATGCGACTGTCAGCAACAATGACAGACTTATCTTTATATTCAACTCCAATAATCGTTGTCATTGTCCCCTCCTAGATTATCTTCGGCGAATAGTTCTTACGCTTGCGTTAGCTTCTCCACCTGATGTTAATCCTGAAAGAAGACTCATAATATCTGGAGGTCCGCCTGCTTCTGGCTCTATAGGAATAGCGCCTCCTACTGGGGCGCCAGCGGGAGCAGGGGACGGTTGCTCAACCATCGGGGCACCAGCAGGAGGAACCTGTTCGACAGGTGCGAAGATTTCTTCAATCGCATCCTCTATCGCTTGTCCTTTTTGGCGAGCTCTAATAACCTGTGCAATCTTAGAAACTATCTGACTTGCATCGCCGCCGCCTGCGGCAATCTGTGGGATTGCTTGGGTGTATGCTTGTAGTGAACCAAGAAGAGCTGCACGCATATCTTCAATTTCAATTTTCTCAACTTCTTGACTTACGTTAACAGTGAATGGTAGTTCACGCATTGCCATATCCTTGGAGATTAATTTACCACCAAGTGCTTGTAGCATGAATATCAAACCTTGAGCTGGATTCAAACCAGCAAGCATACCATAACGTACATCTGCTGAGTAGTCGTTCTTAATGTCCTTCTTAGGAGAATATGTAATCTCGTAAGGAGCACCAGCATCTACGCCACGAATTGTCTTTTCTTCTGGGAAGATAGTCTCATCTACCTGGAAGCAAAGCTGAATGACGTCACGGAGGGCGCTAGCAAAGATTGCTTGTGCAGATTTGACCTGGGTATCGAAGGCACCCATGAGAGCCTGGACGCCCTGACCCGTGACAATCGATGCATTAATGTTACCTGTGCGTCCCTCAGGATAACGAGCGCCTACACGCATTTCTTGATTAAGCAGAGTCTGCTCTGTGAATGCGCCTTGTGGCAGGGTAAGTTCTACACGACGTACACCTGCTGGGTTGGATGTGCGGATAACCGCATCACCACCAAGCTGTAGCTCTTGTACATCTTGTGGAAGTACAATAGGAGCCTGTACGGATTTCTCTGCTGCCTCCATAGCAAGGAGTGCAAAGCGGTTGCGTAGCAACTGAATACCTAATATGTCATCAAACTGTCCACGCATCTCACCATCGATAGATGGTTTGCGGGCTACTACAATCATCATCTTACCAAGAGGATTCTTAGCTTGAGATAATAGAAGATTATTTTTAT